AATAGAATAAAAGAATGTGCTCTTACTGGATGTACTGTGAATTATACTCCTGCAGGAACTTATGCTACTTTTGGAGATGGTGCTATGACTTCTTATGAAATAGGTCTTCAATTTTCAGAACTTGAAGCAATTTATGATGATGATTATCTATTGCTTGATCAAAACACCAACGATCCTAATAACACCGTAATAGGTTACTAAAATGGCATCATACTTCAGACAGGTTCCAAATTTTGAATATATTTCTAGAGATACAGGAGACAAATATATCTCCGAATACATTCCGGTAAAAAATCTTTTTAAGCGTGGAAAATTAAGAGAAGATATCTTTGCTAATCTCCAATTCTTTGAGAAGTATTCAATTATTGGTGATGAAAGACCTGATAATGTTGCTTATAAGTTTTATGATGAAGAAACATTAGATTGGGTAGTTCTTCTTTCAAATAATATTCTGAATATTCAATCAGAATGGCCTATGACTCAAATAACTTTTGAAAAGGTTATGTTAGAGCGTTATGGTTCTTATGAAGAATTATATTCAGGTATTCATCATTATGAAACTGAAGAGATTAAGAACTCATTAGGTATTACAGTTCTTAAAGGTGGTTTAAGAATTTCTCCAACTTGGAAAACTAATGGAAACTTTTTAGAAGCAATTAACTCAACAATTAGACAAGAGGAAAGAAATGGTATCTTTGCAACTCAAGATGGTGGAATTACTCCAAGCAAAACTGTTTCTGTTTTTCCAATTAACAATATTCCAGCAAATATAGGAGATCAAGTTACAATTGAAGGAGTTTCTGAAAAAGAATATAATGGTGTATTTACTATTACTGAAATTTATGACTCTTATTTTAAATATGAACTTCCAGAAATACCAAATAATATTTTTCCGACAGTATCAACTTCAGGAAAAGAACAGGTAATTTACACCTTAACATCCAATACGCAAAACAATGGAAACGCATATTATTATGAATATTGGGATGCTGGACTTGGTTATTCCGTTTTGGTTCCTTCAACTTCTTTGATAAGACCCGTAACAAATTATGAGTATGAATTGGAAATTGAAGAAGCAAAAAGAAATATCTATATTTTAAAACCAAGATATCTAAGTGTTATTTTTAATGATATGGAAGAATTGATGGTATACAAAGAAGGTGGAGATCAATATGTGAACTCCACCTTAAAAAGAGGCGATAATATCAGACTATTTGAGTAATCAAGAATTCGCTAGTTTACTGAAATACGAAAGGGCCTCATCTCCATCGTCATCATCAGAAGTGATTTTAGGGAGTTCTACACTCTTACTCTTGCGATAAGATTCCTCAAGTTCCTGCATCACATTTTCTTCAATGTTTTGCTTTGGAGCATAAGATTCGTAGTTCTCTTCTTCATCAGCAGTAGATGTCTTAGGAGCAACTTTACCGATACCAAGAACAGAATTCAAACGCTTTTCAAGTTCATCATAAGACTTGAATTGATCTGGAGCAACAATCGCAGAAAGTGAATATTCTTTCTTCCAGATTGCTTCCATAGCATCATCATCGTCTAGAAGAGGTTCAGGTGAATCAAACTCCGATTTGTCGTAGTTCCAATAACCTTCTACCTTACGAATCTTAAGACGGAAGTTTGCACCTTGCCAAAAATCAAAAGGATTAACCGGTGCCTCATCTTCAAATTCTGGTTGCATTGAGTTCAGAATCTTATCAAAGATTTTCTTGCCAAATTTGAAAAGAAAAATCTTACCTTCGTTTTCTGGATTTGCAGGATCTTTGATTACATAGATGTTTGAATAGTATGACAGTTTGCGTTTGCGATCACGAACAGTATCCTTATCCCGGTCGTTTCCGGAGTTCCACAACTGGCTGTTTAGCTTGCAGATAGGGCATGATTGTCCAATTGTAGTAAGACAATTATCAATTAACCAAGAATTTTCTGGCCCTTTAAATGCATGGTTATACATTTTTACCCAAGGAAGATCTTCACCATCAGGTGCAGGGAGAAAACGAATTACTGCTGAACCAATATCCCCCTTTCCGAGGCTTGGTTTCCAGAAGCGTTCATCGGTTCCTCCAGCACCACTAGTATTCATTTTTTCAACTTCTTTCACCAGTTTATCAGTGAGAGAACCAAGTTTAGATTGTTTTTTTAGAGATTCAAATGACATTTTAGTTTAATTTCGGATTTGGCCTTTATGACTTAGCTTAAGGGATTGTCTAGCCCATAAGATTATTCTACACTTCCTCTTCTAAAATGTCAAGTTGCTCTCTCATCATATCAATCAATCCTTTCATATTGTTAAAGATGATATTCATATCAACATTTGGTGGCATACCCATCATTGTTGCAGATTCAATAATTTTTTCTTTCATTTCAATTGCCTCAGGATCATCAGATAAACTCAGACGAGTATATAAGACTTTTTGTTTATTTAAAAGTTTTTCCAGAAGTGTAATATGAAACTTTTTTTCTTCAGTATTCATTGTAGGAAATGTAAAAACATTACAATAAATGTCTTCCTGCAACATTGCAATTTCAGCCATTTCTGCTCGGACTATATCTGAAGTAAAGAAACTCACATTACACACTCCTTCAAAATTGATTTGAATTTATTCCCATCAATATGTAGGAATGGAGAGTATTTTTGAATTCTCATAGATACAAATTCCCATACAGGATCTTGAAGTTTTTTATCAAACTCTTTTGTGTATTCAAGAATATTATTTAAAATAATCATTGTTTCTAATGATATTTTCTTTTGTAAAAATTCTTTTAAAATTTTTGGATGCTTATTGCCTTGAATACTAAACATCTCATCAAAGTTTTTTGAATTGAGAATACTTACTTCTTCCTTAAAGATATAAGAAAGTGATTGAGTTTTACGCATCCAGTTTGTATAATTTTCTTCTCCTTCTTTGATGATTTGGCCAATCCAAAGTGACTGAGGATCATCACAAGAAACAAAGTTGGCAACAAAAAAGTTAATAATTTCTTCATCACTCTTTTGGCGAGACAGTTTTTCAAAATAAAATCTATCGTTTCGTTTGTAGAAAGATTTAAGATTTGCTTTTACTTTTCCGTGATATGTGAAGTAATTATAATTATTATTGCAAAAATGATTCTTAAGAGCAAGATATTTTTGATAGGATTCAAATGGTTCCAATTTCAAAATACTAATTTTGCCTTAGAAGTTTTTCTGAGAAAGTTAAGTTCCATTGCTTCAAATTTAATCTTTTCTTTTAGTGGTTTTGAAAGTAGTTTAGGAACAGATTCTAGATCAATCTTATTGATTTCACAAAAAGTAATTATTGCATCAATATAAGAAACACTTTCTTTCACCACAAGTTTCTCAACTTCTTGAGCAAATCTTGAGGGACAGTAAAACTTTTCTTCTAATACTTTTTCTAATTCTTTATTGTAATCAGAAGTCATTAATTGGACAAGCGTAAGTGGCACAATAATTTAATTCACTTTTGTTCATTATAAACCTTTATTCCTTATATGTCAAGCGATATACTTTATTAATTTAAAAATACACAAGTTTTTAATATCATATGTCTTGTAATATTTGTAATTTCCACAGCATCTTTTATACATTCAAATACTTGATTATTATATAGTATTTTTTTTGCTCTTGGATTTTTTCCACCAGTTATACTTGGGTCAGTTATTCCTTTATTCCAAGGTTTTCTCCCCCTCATAGTTTGAGATTGTTTTATTTTGGATTCCTCACTATTCTTCCTACCTTTAAACCTAATACTTTGATTTTTTTTCCATTCTTCAGTATGATTCCTACCGTAGAATGAGTGATTTTTTCCTCCTCCATAATTAGGATTTTTTTCACCTTTCCAATTTTCTCTAAGTTTATCAATAATCTCTTCAGAAGGTTTTAATCCAATCGTAGAAAACTTATTTGAAGTTTGCTTTGCTTTGTTCGCAAAATGCGGATTTATATTTACCTCATAAAAATTATGAAGTAATATTTCCGCATTTAACATTTCCTCTTTACTAAAAAATGTTTTTATTATTATTTTTTGAGTTGGTTTAAATAATTTATCTCTATAAGAACCAAAATATTTTATATCTTTTTCAGGAAGACATTTACAAACTCTACTCCCAATATATCCTCTTCCAAATTCCTCAAAGGAATAGTAAACATAAAAGTACTTTTTCATTTTGCTTTATCGGGGTCGCATTGTTATTTAGGAGAGAACATTCTTGTTCCCTCCACCCGAAAAGCGCGACCCAAACAGGCATCATTATTTATGTAATTTGATTTAATTTATCATTAACAAATTTCTTAATATATTGAATAACCAATTTCATATATTTTGTCAGATCTTTTTCTTCATAAACTACACATTCACCATTCTCGCAAGTCATTATAATAACAAGTTTTTTAACCTGTATTCCAGTCATCTCATAAAGAGCCATTCCATAAAACATTGCTTGAACAAAATAACCTTCTAACCACCCTAATGGTTTCGGAGCTTTGGATGTTTTAAAATCAATAACTGCAAGTTCACCATCAAATTCTGCTATACAATCAGTCGTTCCAGCAACACCCAAAACCTCACTATAAAGAGCGCCCTCAAGGATATTAATTTTATTAATCCGGTTTAAATCTTTTTTTGCTAGTTTGAATAACATTTCAGAAATTGGTTGAACCTCTGACAGTTCTTCGTTTAGCAAATAACTCTCAATCAGAGTATGAGTATCAGTACCACGACTGGTTGCTCTTTTTGTGATTCTATTTGCTTCTTCTTCACCAACTTTTTTACGCCACTTTGCAAATTTCTCTTTGCTGTAATGACTAATCACAGAGGTAATAGAAACTAGTTTTTTATTTTCTCCGCCAATGTTGTAATAACGAACTCCATCTATACTCTCCCTTGAAAGTTTTGGGAGTTTCAAATCAATATGTGTAAACATTTTATTATAGTCCTAATGTATCTTTTGCAATTAAGAATTGTTTAACTAATCCGGAACGGACAACATCTTCAATACCAAATTCAGTAATATTAAACGAAGGCATAATTCTCAAAATTCTCATAAAATCAATAATACCATTTCTTTCATTAGTTTTAATCAAATCCGATTGTGAGGCATCACCACAAAACATAATCTTACAATTTTCACCGACACGAGTAATAATAGAACTTAATTCGTGAAAATTTGCGTTTTGAAATTCATCAACGATTAATATACAATTATCAAAAGTAGTACCTCTCAAAAATGATGTGCTCCAAAAAGAAATAGTACCTTGAGTTTTCAAATTACCATAAAGCATTTCAAAATCTTCATCAGAAGGAAGTTGAAACATATATTTTACCATATTCTTATATGGTATTTCAAAGAGAGCACTCTTATCTTCGTGATTACCTGGAAGAAAACCAATTTCACGAGTTTGAACTAAAGACCTAATGATGTAAATTTTATCATAAGGACTTCTTTCATCAAGAACATCTTTCAGTGCATTGTAAAGTACAATAAAAGTTTTACCGGTTCCCGAAGATCCATAAGCAACAATGTGCTTACCTTCATCATAAGATTCAAATAGTTTTCCTTGATTATCTGTTAGAGGTTGAATATCTAAAAGTAAATCCGTGTTTATTGGTTTCCTACGCTTCATATGTTTCGTAGTCATAGGAACGCCACCAACAGACTGAGTATCCTGAGTAGTTCTTTTTCTTCTTGCCATTTTAGATTTTCTTTACAAGTGACTTAGGTGCCTTAGAAGCTTTATCTAAAACTTCGTTCCATCCAGGGTGCTTTTTAATTAACTTATCTTTCCATTCTCCGGTCTCAGCAGGACTTGCACAACCTTCTGACCAATCTCTTTTCCACTCCGGATTATCTTTATACCATTGAGTAATATCATGAACACTCATTTCAATTACTTTTTTTTCTCCAGTTTCTTTATGAACTATTGGATATATCGCCAAAATTTACACCTCTATTATGTTGTGATTATTTATTCTAATGTTATTGAAGGTGCATCATCACACTCAATGCAATCAATACACTCATCAATATCAGGATTTCCCTTAAGAAAATTTTGGAAATCCTGTTCACTAAGAAGAACTTTAAATACATGACCAGTAAGATGATCTTTTACACACCAAGTTTTCATAATACCTCAGGGACTTAATCGTGCTTT